ACCGGATGGCCGCGCAAATTTTTAGGTGGGCCCGCGACCAATGAAAATCACGCTACATGGCTTCGTTACTTCGTGGGGACCAATAAATAGACTTGCTCACCAAGTCTTCCTCCACCAACATGTGGGATCCATTATTGCACGAATTTCCGGAAAGCGTGCATGGTCTGAGGTGCATGCTAGCTGTAAAATATCTCCAGGAGATAGAGAAGAGCTATTCCCCAGATACAGTCGGATACGATCTTGTACGAGATCTCATCCTTGTTCTCCGAGCAAAGAACTATGGCGAAGCGACCAGCAGATATCATCATTTCAACGCCCGCATCGAAGGTACGCCGACGTCTCAACTTCGACAGCCCCTATGGAGCTCGTGCAGTTGTCCCCATTGCCCGCGTCACAAAGACAAGGGCCTGGACAAACAGGCCGATGAACAGAAAACCCAGAATGTACAGAATGTATAGAAGTCCCGACGTGCCAAGGGGCTGTGAAGGCCCTTGTAAGGTGCAGTCCTTTGAATCTAGGCACGATGTCTCTCATATTGGCAAGGTCATGTGTGTTAGTGATGTTACACGAGGAACGGGACTCACACATCGCGTAGGGAAGCGATTTTGTGTGAAATCCGTCTATGTGCTGGGGAAGATATGGATGGATGAAAACATCAAGACAAAAAACCATACTAACAGTGTCATGTTTTTTTTAGTTCGTGACCGTCGTCCTACAGGATCTCCACAAGATTTTGGGGAAGTGTTTAACATGTTCGACAATGAACCGAGCACAGCAACGGTGAAGAACATGCATCGGGATCGTTATCAAGTCTTACGGAAGTGGCATGCGACCGTCACTGGAGGAACATATGCATCTAGGGAGCAAGCATTAGTTAGGAAGTTTGTTAGGGTTAATAATTATGTAGTTTATAATCAACAAGAGGCCGGCAAGTATGAGAATCATACGGAAAACGCATTAATGTTGTATATGGCCTGTACTCACGCATCAAATCCTGTATATGCTACTTTGAAAATCCGGATCTATTTTTATGATTCGGTAACAAATTAATAAACATCTAACTTTATATCATATGAAGTCCAAACTTCAATCGTTTGTTCCAGTACATTATCCAATACATGATAAACTGCCCTAAATACATTATTAATTCCTATTACACCTAACATATCCAGGTACTTAAGGACCTGGGTTTTGAAGACTTTCAAGAAAAGCCCAATCTGAGGGCGTAAGCCCGTCAAGATTTTGAAAGTTAGAAAACACTTGTGAAGTCCTAGGGCTTTCCGCAGGTTGTGGTTGAACTGTATTTGAATCTTGATTATGTCGTGCTGTGTTAGGAAGGGCCTGCTGGCGTGGTCCAAAATTTTGAAATACAGGGGATTTCGAATTTCCCAGGTATATACGCCACTCTCTGCTCGATCCGCAGTGATGTACTCCCCTGTGCGTGAATCCATCATCATGGCAGTTGATCGATATATAATACGTGCACCCACACGGTAGATCAACTCGCTTCCTGCGAATGCTCTTCTTCCTCTTCTGTGGGAGCGATGTTTTCGCGACCGGAATAGAGTGGTTCCTCGAGTGTGATGAAGACTGCATTCTTGATTGCCCACTGCTTCAGTGCTGCATTTTTTTCCTCGTCCAGATATTCTTTATAACTGCTGTTTGGACCTTTATTGCACAGGAAGATAGTGGGAATTCCTCCTTTAATCATGACCGGCTTTCCGTACTTGGTATTGCTTTGCCAGTCACGCTGGGCCCCCATGAATTCTTTAAAGTGCTTTAGATAGTGGGGATCAACGTCATCAATGACGTTGTACCAGGCATCATTGCTATACACCTTTGGGCTCAAATCAAGATGTCCACACAAGTAATTGTGGGGTCCTAAACAACGAGCCCACATTGTTTTGCCCGTTCTACTATCACCCTCTATGACTATTCCTATGGGTCTAAAAGGCCGCGCAGCGGCACACACAACATTGACATTGGCCCAATCGACGAGTTCTGGAGGAACTCTGTCGAAGGAAGAAATTGAAAATGGAGAAACATACACCTCAGACGGAGGTGTAAAAATCCTATCTAAATTACTAACTAAATTGTGATATTGTAATACAAAATCTTTGGGAGCCTTTTCTCTTAAAATATTGAGGGCCGCAGCTTTGGACCCTGAATTGATTGCCTCGGCATATGCATCGTTGGCAGATTGGCAACCTCCTCTAGCTGATCGTCCATCGATCTGGAAAACTCCAAAATCAACGAAGTCTCCGTCTTTCTCCACATAGGCTTTGACATCTGACGAGCTCTTAGCTCCCTGAATGTTCGGATGGAAATGGGCTGACCTGGTTGGGGAAACCAGGTCGAAGAATCTGTTGTTTTGACATTTGAATTTGCCTTCGAACTGGATGAGCACGTGTAGATGAGGTTCCCCATTTTCGTGCAATTCCCGTGAAACCCGAATGAATTTCTTCGAAGTTGGGGTTTCTAGGGTTTGCAATTGGGAAAGTGCCTCTTCTTTAGTTAGAGAGCACTTTGGATAAGTGAGGAAATAGTTTTTGGCATATATTTGAAAACGTTTCGGTTGAGGCATGTTGACTTGGTCAATCGGTACTCAACAAACTTGGCTATGCAATCGGTGAATGGTACTCAATATATAGTTGAGTACCGAATGGCAGAATCGTAATTTTGAAAACAAAATTACTTTAATTCAAATTCCCATAAAAGCGGCCATCCGTATAATATT